GTAACTATCAATAATATCTAAAAATCTTAAAAAATCTTTTTGACAAGAGCGCATGTTTTTGTCAGCTTCCATATAACTTTTTATTTGATCGTTGATTTCTTTGCTATTAAATAATTCTTTCAGTTTGTCAGTTTTATTAATGAAATCAACATGAACTGCTGAGAATTCCAAACCTATCAAAGTTTCAAAAGCCTTTATGATGGTATTAATATTTAACATTCCAAAATTGGTTAATATATTTTTTGAGTTGGTTATCCATCGAAGTCTAGTTATTCGTCTAGATTTGTTTTGATAATCTAGGGACCATGCAAACTTATCTTGCTTTTTTAATGATGAAAATTTGAGTGAACACCCAATGGTTGTATCATTTGAAATTAGGGTGCTGTACATGTCTAGTAATGGGTCCTCTTCTGCTGAACAAATTTTCTCCAAAATGTCATTATAGAACTCTAAGTTTTTATCTTTTGAGTATCTGTTGTAAAAGGTGAAGTTAGGTTTCAGTTTCTCACCGAATGGCTTAGATGATAAGATGCTCAAAAACTTTTTAGCACTAAAGTATATAAGCTCATGTTTCGATGACCTAACAATCTCATCAGCCTCAGAGCCCATCAATATATACATTATAGGGTGAGCATCAGGTATTCCTCCAAGGTCCAACGGTATTTTATGCTTTAATGGATTAAATTTTACATTATAGTATCTTAACCACACCTCATTCATTATCTTCAAAAATACATAGCACTGTTGAAAAGTGCCTCCATTCCCATAGATCTCCAAGCATTTCCCTATGTTCAAACGAATATCACCACCCCAACCCTCATCAGACGGTTCTAAAGAAATATTTTTCATGAACTTTGAGGTTGATGGCATTACAGAATTGAAAAGGTATAGAACAGAGATAATTTCAAAATAAGTTTTTGATATGCAACTCTTTTTCTTTGAAAGCATGTGGTTACAGCCCTTCATTATTGTTTCGTGGACATATGATATTATTTTTATTGAATTTACATCAACAACTTTTGACTTCCCTCCACTATCATCACTATGTGCTATGAACCAAGCGTGTATTGGCTTATTCACTTTGGCCTCCTCCATTGTTTTATTAATGATATAAGTACTGTAAAGCTGGCAGCCAGCATGCATTAATGATGACAGATAGTTAAACATTCCCATCATGAAT